TAACTGCAAGAACAGCGTTAGCAGCAGGATCAGTAGCACGAGGATATGCAGTAGGACGATCATTACCATCCTTTGTGCAAGTGAATGTAATACCACCAGTAAGCAGTTTGATTCTAGAAGATGTTGTCAGAGAGTGAGTTCCAATATTGATAACAAGATCACCAGTCGCAGGATCATAAGTAGCACCAGTTGCATTGAATGTGGTATAAGATGGATTAGATGCATCAGTGATAGTAGTATCAGTTGCCTGAGTTAATCCATGACTACCCGCAACAGTCCAAAGAACATTGTTAATGATGTATTGAAGAATTTCATCAACTTTGTTGTATGCCCAGATAGTTTCAGTAATTTCAGTTTCAACATGATTCAGACTGATAGGATTAGTGGTTCTATCAACATAAAGTGCCGAAGCATCCCAAATATGACTGTTAGAACCATTACGCAAGTCTTGAATCAATGCACCAAGAATATCGCGAATATCATCTTCACAGTTAACGTTACCACCAGGAATAGTCAAACTAGGATATTGAACAGTCAATGCATGAACTGCTTCTTTCGCAATAAAGTCCTTATTGCTTTCAATAAGATTTGCTGCATCATAGTATCTTTGAGACTTCCCAACAAAACCAGCGGGAGCACCAGTTACTCTAGAGGTTGCAAGAATTGCACCATTGTTGAATTCTTCACCTTTGGTGAATGCCTCAACACCAGACCAGTCTTCTGTCCAAGTTTGACCATAAGTTCCATCAAAGTGAAGTAACAGTTTTGTATTTGCATCACCTTGGAAGATACCAACAGGTGCGGTAAAGGTAGTTGTATAACGACCACTATTAGAGATTCTAAATTCATCGATGTATCCAGGGAAATCAGCAGAAGCATCAAATGCAGCACCAATTCTAACTGGTTTGGTAGAACCATAGTTACCACCATCAGAGAAATCACTACCTTCTTGCGTTCCATCAAGGAACATTTTAGTGGTTGTAGAAGTTCTAGAGATTGCTACATGATACCAAGTATTAGCAACTAAGTTAGTAGCACCAGTAATAACAACACTACCATTCACATAATACTTGAGGTTTGCACCGTCAAGATACAGATATGCAGAAACTTGTGTAGCACCAGTTCTCATATCAAAGATTGCTTTACTTCCAGCAGCAATCGAGTTAGGTTTAATCCAACACTCAATAGTATATGCATCAGTTCCAAACCCAAACTCAGTAGAAGTAGCGATATCTACATATTCATCAACAGGAACTGCACCAACGTTAACGGTAATTGTTGTAGAGGTTGTAGCAGTGATAGCAAGTGCAGAACCAGAAGCAGGA